CTTGCAAGAAACTATTGTGAGCTAGCAAATGCGCATCGTGGTCTTGATACGCAAAAGCTTTGAGAGGCTTACCGTTCAACGCCCCCATGTTCTCCGAAATTGGATCACGCGGTTTCTGGTCTTCCTGTAACGGTATAAGTTTTTGAGCATTCCTAATGCCGAGGACGTCGAGCATCTGGCGGTGTAACTGTGGCAGGTTATAAATCTGCGGCGCCCCTTGTGCCAACTGGAGAACTGCTTGGTACTGAACAATCTTTTGCGCCATCGTAGCTGCATTTGGATCACTGACTGGAATAACGTCCACCATGTCATAGTCCGCTTTCTTGGCTCTGGGCGTACCCTCTTCTGGAACATAGCTGTACTCGTCAGGTGTGTAGTCACGGATTATTTCTTTTAACAACCGCAACTCTTGCTTCATCGAATAGTGGATTCTTGACTGAACCGCACTCATCACCTTCAGGGTTCTCTCCAAAATTGCCAGAGTCGTCCCCACGGGAGCCTGTGCGCTCATATCACTGATCTTCATATCCCCTGCCGATGCAAAGCGTCTGCCTTCTTCAACAATGGTTCCAAGTAAGCTGTATAAAACTTGGCTCGGTTCCTTGTATGGCAAGGTCATTAAGTTGTCTTTGATTGCTCCGCTAGGTACGTCAACGTCACGGAACTCTCCTGGACTTATTGGGGTGTCGTCGCCTTTAACACGCAATCCACGGGTCTTAAAGCCACCTGGCAAATTCGATAAAGTTCCTGCGTCAACGAGCTGTCTGATAAGAGAAGTACCCGACTTAGCAAAGGCGCCAACCAAATGAATAAGCCCGAAGCAATAAAAACCAAAACCAGGCACATAGCCATAATGTACAAAGTGCTGCCTTTTTTGTTTGGTTTCATCTTCTGGTCTCCAATTTCTACGGATGGACAAGACCTTCTGTGTGCCTTTCTCAATCGTTACAACATAAGGAAGAGCAATACCTGTCTTTTCTCCATCTTCTTCATCTTCATAACCAGGCAAGTCAAGGTCTACGTGCATCTCTAGTAACTTATAGCGGTCATCCGATGTAGCTCTAAAGCCCATCTTCTCCGCGATTTTCTTCTCTACTTCATCCAAAGCTCCACTGGGAGTCTCAAGATCAATATCTCTATAAAAACCCGCAAACTGAAGTCGTTTAACCTCGTTCTCAGTCTTACGCATCACATGAGTCACGCGTGGGGAACTCTGTAAATTAGAAGCACCGTATGGAACTACGATGTCTTCTGCTGGGATAAACATAGAGACTTGACGTTCCATGTGTGGGTCGTAATACACTTTCTTAAACGCATTACCCGCTAAACCCAAGCCCCATATCATTCTTTCATGCTCAGGTCGGAATTCTTGCATTACATCTGTTAACTGATAGTTCATGTCATCTTGAACTCGCTGAGCCGCATCTTTAATCTGTGGGGTCTCTTTACCGATAATGACAGTCTTAACTGGACCTGCGGCTGGGAAAGTCTCCATAATAGTCTCAGACTGGAACTTCACTAGTGCTTCACTTAATAGTGGGTGATACACACCGCAAGCACCTTCCCATGGCTCTGTTCTTTCCTCAATCTTCATACCCAATAGCTCAAGTCCGTCTACATAGGTCTGAATCCAATCTTCACGGGCGGAGATGTCATCGTCAAAGTCCCCTAGTAAATCACCTGCAATCTCAGTAAGGTCTCCCTCGCTCATGTACTCCGCAAGGTTAGCATCAAAGTCTTCTGCTGAAGGCTCGGCAGGTTCAATCTCAATCTCCATCCCACCAATACCAATTGTTACCGACTCTGGGTCTACAATCTCAATCTCGATGGGTTCTTCTTCAACAATAGAGTCAAGTCCGACAGGGGCTTGATACAGGGCTTTTTCAATTGACATAATCTATCCTTAGTAATACGCAGCTTTACGTCTGCCGTATTTATACAAAAAATCATCTTCTGGTTCGTCACTGGGCAGACGAATAAATCCACCTTGCCTAAAGCGTAATAAGGCTAATGTTGTTGAGTCTACCAAATCGTCGTTAGCTCCGCTAGGAAAATCGTTGCACTCCTCGATTACTTCCTTCGCCCACCGATGCTCTGGCGCCCAGACAATCCCTGCTGAGAACAAATCTGATACAGCATTAACGCGAGAGATTTTGTCTTGACCTTTGCCAGGTGTGAATTCCCCGATTGGTACGCCCATGCGCCGTAATTCCTGGTAGAGAGCTGCCCCATTGGACTTCTTTTCAACCATAAACGAATCTGGCTCCCACTCCTTATACTCTTCAAGTACAAGCTTTTTGAGGTCTGGGAACTCCATCCGTTTTTTAATGGAATTGAGAAGGATAATGTTGTAGTTGCTCGTCTCTTCGTTGAAGAACACCCCCCACGTTGTGAGCGCATTGTAATCCGCACGATTGTTTGCCTCCTGAGCTGCATCTAAAGACATAATCACAAATTCACATACGGGTGGATCATCTTTTTCCCAAATCTGCCACCACTCCCGTTTAATTAAAGCCCCTTCTTCTGAGGTAGGTTGTTGTAAATACTGGGCATTCCAGTACCGCACATCCAAAGAAGCCTTCTTAGCTAATAATTCCTCAAGAGACCAGAATTCGGGCCAAAGCGGCTTACCTGAAGGCATAATCGCAGGAAAATCTACTATTTCCCAGTCTTCTGCATCCTCATTTTTGACCATATGATTGACAATTTGTCCTGTCAAATCAAGCTTTGACCAACGGGTCATAACGACAATAATAGCCCCGCCAGGCATAAGACGCTGAATAGGACCAGATTGAAACCACTCCCAAGCTGGTAGAAAAACGTCAGCTCTGCCCTGCTTAGCGTCTTGCTCAGAGTGAGGGTCGTCAATGATAAATAGATCTGCACCACGACCAGCCAAAGCACCGCCAACACCAATAGCAAAATACTCTCCATTGAAATTCGTCCCCCATCGTGATGCCGATTTACTGTCAGCTTGCAGTTCTACCGCTGGAAATATTTCTTTATAAGAGTCTGAACCCACGAGATTCCTAACTCTACGACCGAAATTGACAGCAAGATCAGCCGTATGCGAAGCCATAATGACTTTCTTATGAGGGTACTTACCCAAAAACCATGCGGGTGCAAGATAGGAGATAAGTTCGGATTTCCCATGACGCGGAGCAATGTTAACGACAACACGTTTCTTCTTGCCTGCAGCGATTTCTTCAAAGATTCTAGCCAATTTCTCATGGTGTTCACCTACTTTATAGCCTGGATATACATGGTCAATAAACTCAAGAAAGTTTTCCTTGCTGTCTTTCTTAACAGTTTCAGATTTATAGGTCTTGATGAGCTTTAAAGTATGCCTTTTCTTGTCTGGCGGCATGCCAGGGATAGCTTTTTCAAGCTCTTCAATGTCTTTTTTAGTTAATTTACGCTGGGCAGTCATTTTTTAGAGGGTATTTCCTTAACTTCTACGTCAATTGCCTTCTTTTTTAGACTAGAAAGGGTCTCAAACAGCTCATTTTCGACTTCTTCGATGCTCTGCACCTTCATTGTGACCTCAGAACGCTTCTTAAACGCATCAATTCCGTCAATTTCCCCCAAGTCCCGTAAGGCTCGCAGTCTATCTTTGGTGTTTGAGGCATGTTCTACCTCATAAAGTAGCTTGTTGACCACATACATCTTCATTTCAGCTAGGTCATCGACTAACTGCACGTTCATTTGGGATACCATACCTGCCAAATAAGCCAATGTCTCATTAGGGTAGTTCTTAAACTCAGGTCTAGCCTTTGGGTCATTCATCATTTGAGTAGCAATTTCTGTCGCTTGCGCCACATGCTCAGAAGTGGGGGAAAGTGGGGTGTTGTTTAATTCAGCAAGGAGCGTGATTGTCCTAGCTCGTGCGTCTAACTCTTCTTTTGGAGACAGTTCTGGGAAGGCTTCGGTAGCGTTGGCTGGAAGCGGTACGTCCTCTTCTATGTGAGGAATAATTATATTTTCCATCTATCCTCGGTCATCGTAAAACCCTTGATGTCTGAATTCTATACTAAAAATAATATTAAAGGAAACAAGTACCTTGAATAAAAGTGACGGGGGGTGTTTCTGTAAACA